GTGGTCGTGGAGGTCAATCCCCTTTTTCTAATATGTTTGGCGGTATTGGCGGTTTCGGTGGCAGACGTCAGTTTAATCCCTTTATGAATCAGTTTGGCGGCGGTGGCTTTAATATATCTGGTGGTGGCTTTAATCCATTTATGAATAGATTTGGTGGTGGCGGGTTTAATCAGTTTCCGAATCAGTTTGGTGGCAGAGACCCGAGAATGGGTCAGCCCACTCGGCAGCCTTGGGACGACTTAATTAATTCTACTTTTAATTTAAAACCATCTACTCCAGAAGAATTAGCGGCAAGCCGACAACAAAGTAAAAAGTTTTATGATTCTTTAGCTGACGAAAAATTTAAAGGAATTGAAGGTGGTCGAGACGCTTTTATGAATGAGTATTTTCCACCCGGTCCTCCAGCAGATTCCCAGTTTGGAAATCCTATGATGGAACCACATGTTATGGGTGGTCCAGATGCTCCAGCAGCTCCGCCCCCAATGGAGACAACCGCCCCAGTAATGCCAGCAGCACCGCAACCATTAGCACCCGCTATACCAGAGATGCCTCTTAGTCCTGATCCTAAATATGCCACTTTTGAAGAGTATATGAATAGACCTGAAGAGGACTATATACTTGAGAAGTATCAAGGTCCAGTAGCTCCAACTCTCCCTACCGTTGGACCGCCGGGAACGACCATTACTCCACCGGGACCAATCATTGAAGGTGATAGAGGCACAGTAGTTCGAAAACAACCTCAAGGCATATTTACGGATAATTGGCTGGGACCAGATTATAATACTGACCCATATCGTATCGCAGGAGTTCCTAAAAGTTCTCCGCCGGCACCACAAGCCCCAACAGGTAACCAATACGGATTTACGCCCGGAACTGGAATGCAGTCTCAAGTAATGACTCCTTGGGTCAACAAAGAAACAGGCGAAACTTATAATGCGCCGAATCCGGGATACCAACCCCCTCCCGGTAGTGCGTGGGAACGAGCAGGTTTTGCACGTCTTGATTTAAGTCAACCCCCACCTGCATCCTCACCGCAACCTTTACCCATGCAACCTTTACCCATAGGGCAACAACCCCTTCTTCCATCCATGCCCGGCAAAGAACAAAGACCTCCGCCGTTTATAGGCAGAGGACCGGCGGCGCCATTGTCCCCCATTCCCCCCGTGAACGTAGTGCAGGAAAATATAGAGCGTGAGATAATACCGCCTCAATTGCCGGTTGCTCCAATACAACAAGCTACTCCTAACATACTTGGGGTGCAGGATCTTGAACCTGGGTTTACCCAAGCCGATTACATGCGACCGCAAATGACCGGAACGCCAGCAACTGCCTTTCCTTCGTTGCTTCCTCACCAACAGCCTTACCAACAGTTTGCCCCTACTAATTTGATGGGAGAACCACAACAGAAAGCATTAAGAGATCTTTTGAGTAGAGGCCGCTTTGGACCTGGTGGATTTTAGTATGGCTAATAATAAATGGATTCAGAACATCAAAATGAAAAAAGGTGCTTTTACCAAACAAGCTGCGAAAGTGGGCAAGACGCCCGCTCAGTTCCAGCAAACTGTTTTGGCTAATCCCAGTCGTTATTCTCCTACCACCGTTAAACGCGCACGATTACGCAAAACCTTAGTAAGCAATAAAGTCAGCCGTACGGCATAGGGCCATGAGCGAGCTAGATCTCTCTCATCTTTCCGAAGCCGATATGCGCGAAGCCCTGTTATTGCAGGAGCGTCTTAAGCAGCTTAAAGATCAAGAACAAGCACAAAATTCTTTTTTGGGCTTTGTGGATCAAATTTGGCCGGAGTTTATAGAGGGACGCCATCATAAGATCTTTGCGGAAAAATTAGAGCGCGTAGCCAATGGAGAGATTAAGCGTTTGATTGTCAACATGCCCCCACGACACACCAAATCAGAATTTGCGTCTGTGCATTTTCCCGCGTGGATCATGGGACGTAACCCCGATATGAAAGTAATGCAAACCACGCACACGGGGGAACTGGCCGTGCGTTTTGGTAGGAAAGTGCGTAACTTGATGGACAGTCAGGAGTTTTCTCATTTATTTCCTGATGTGCATTTGAAACCAGACAACAAATCCGCCGGTCGTTGGGAAACCAATTACGGCGGTGAATACTTTGCCGCCGGTGTCGGCGGTGCCGTAACGGGACGGGGCGCGGATTTATTAATTATTGATGATCCGCATTCAGAACAAGATGCATTATCTCCCCCTATGTTGAATGCATGTTATGAATGGTACACATCAGGTCCGCGTCAACGTCTCCAACCCGGAGGAGCCATCGTCATTGTAATGACACGGTGGAGTACCATTGATTTGACGGCAAAATTAATAGAACACATGAAAGAACCGTCGGCAGATCAGTGGGAAATTATTGAGTTTCCCGCTATTTTTCCCGAAACCGATAACGTACTGTGGCCGGAATTTTGGAATCGCAAAGAGTTGGATGGCGTTAAAGCGTCGCTACCGGTCAGCAAATGGAATGCGCAGTGGTTACAAAATCCAACCGCCGAAGAAGGCGCAATTATCAAACGCGAATGGTGGCGAAAATGGGAAGAAGACGATATTCCCCCCGTTAAATACATTATTCAAAGTTATGACACGGCGTTCTCTAAAAAAGAATCAGCCGACTATTCTGCCATTAGTACCTGGGGCATATTTGAATTGAATGAAGATGAAGGCGATCACATTATTTTAATGGACTGCAATAAGGGCCGTTGGGACTTTCCTGAATTGAAACGTATCGCCATGGAAGAATACAAATATTGGGACGTGGACATGGTGTTGATCGAAGCCAAAGCCAGTGGTACGCCGCTCACTCATGAACTCAGGCGTATAGGTATCCCAGTGGTTAACTACACGCCGGTTCGCGGTCAAGACAAAGTAGCCAGGATGCACGCCGTAGCTCCCATGTTTGAAGCCGGTAAAGTATGGGCGCCCAAAGAAAAGTTTGCCGAAGAAATGATTGAGGAATGTGCGTCCTTTCCCTTTGGCGCATACGATGATTTATGTGATAGTATGACGCAAGCATTAATGCGTTTTCGTGAAGGCGGCTTCTTGGAATTGGCTACTGATTACGAAGATGAACCAATAGAAAGGCGTGAAAGAGTATATTACTAAGGAAGATCATGGCTGAAAGAAGAAGCGAAAAAAGAATAACTCCAGATCCTGTTGCCTTAAATCCTATTGAATCCAACCTCGAGGGAATAGATCCCAATATTGCTCAAGCCGTAGATGCAATTGACGTAGCCTTGTCGGAACCCGATGAAGCCAACGTTGAAATACAAGATGATGGCAGTGCCATTGTAGGACCTGAATTACAAGCTCCCATTAATTCAGCATTTACTGCGAATTTAGTGGATTTAATAGACGTCACAGAATTATCACAAATCTTTATGGACTTATACGCAGCCGTTGAACGCGATAAAGGTTCGCGTAAAGAATGGGAACAGACGTATATAGATGGTCTGAAGTATTTAGGTATGCAATTTGATGAGGAAAGATCACAACCGTTTGCAGGAGCCACCGGCGTCATTCACCCATTACTTGGCGAAGCAGTAACACAATTCCAAGCACAAGCGTACAAAGAGTTGTTACCCTCCGGTGGCCCCGTTAAAACGCAAGTGGTGGGAGATTACACTTCGCAGAGAGAAGAACAAGCGCAGCGGGTGAAAGAATTTATGAATTACCAGTTGCTTCATGTAATGCAGGAATACGATCCCAACCTGGATCAACTATTGTTTTACTTGCCTTTATCTGGCAGCGCCTTTAAAAAGATTTATTACAACGAAACCATGGGACGCGCAATGGCCCAGTTTATTGCTTCTGAAAATTTAGTGGTCCCTTATGAAACAACTGATTTATTAGGCTGTAGTCGTATTACGCACATTATTAAGATGACCCGTAATGAAGTTTTGAAATTGCAAGCCACTGGTTTTTATGCGGATGTAAAGATTGATGATGGCGATACCTTTAATCGCTCTGAAGTAACCGAACAGATAGATCGCTTGCAAGGGGTTGAACCCAATGAAGGCGACGAAGAAATTGTCACTATATATGAACTCCACACTAATTTGGACATCGCCGGATTTGAAGATCTGAATCAAGAAGGAAAAGCGTCCGGCATTAAGTTACCTTATATTGTAACGCTCGATATTACTTCCAATGAGGTGTTGTCCATTCGTCGTAATTGGAAAGAACAAGATCCCCTTAAAAACAAAATTGAATATTTTGTTCACTACAAATTTTTACCAGGTTTAGGCTTTTATGGGTTTGGCTTAACTCACATGATTGGAGGTCTCTCCAAGGCCGCCACATCTATATTGCGTCAACTGATTGACGCGGGTACGCTCTCTAACCTCCCCGCTGGTTTTAAAACCAGAGGTATTCGTATCCGTGACGAAGCTGAACCCATTCAACCTGGAGAATTTCGTGATGTAGACGCTCCTG